TTAACCAAGAGCAAGCGCGGGAAGGACTTGGCAGTGCCGAGATTGGTGCGCCAAACCTCGGTGCCGTCCGAGTTGACCGCATTCACGTAGACCGCCGCGTTTCCGGATGCCCATGTCGTGAACACAAGCCCGAATGCGTAGACGGACGAGGTGTACCTGGCGCCGTTTATGTCGGAGTCGTTCCGCGCAAACGTCGTCCGCCGGATCGGCTGCGCCCACGAGTAGGAGCCCACGCGCGCCCAGGCAGCGAGGCCGCTGTCATATGTCGAGCAGGCTCCAAGCTGCGGGGTCGTCGCGGCCGGCTCCGTTGCGAGCCCAGCAACCAACCCGCCACCGAACGACGCTAGCCAGCCAACGGCGCGACCAGTTGAGAGAAACTGACTCTGATTCGCATAGACACTCGAGCCCGGCCGCCGATCGCAACGCCCTTCGGCCGGCCACCGGCAGTTCTGCGCGTACTGGAGCCCACCAGGCGGCATCACGGACGGGTCGATGTCCTCCCGCATGCCGGGCTGAAAGAGCACGGGAAGAATCTGCGTGCTCATTCGAGTGACTCCACAGCGAAGAGCGCGTTCGCCACCGTGCCGAAAAGGTTTCCGTTGACCGCGATGTTTACTTGGAGCTTCAGCACATCGCCCACCGAAAGCGCCATGGTGCGAACGATGGTCGTCTCAGTGACCGCCGCGAATGCGTTCCCGGCGATTGGCGTAGCGTTCTGTAGGAGCTGGTACGTGCCGGCCTGATCGCAAGAGAACGAAACGGTGAGGAGGTACTTACCGGTCTCAGGAATCGTGACCGTTGCCGAGCTCCCCGAGTGCATGCCGTAGGGGTCGAGGTCTTCGACGTCCCAGGTGATGTCTTCGTTCCCAGTGGCGGCCGTGAGCGCCTGGTTCGCGCTCTTCCGTAGCAGGCAACGGAACCGCGAATCCCACAGCGGAGTGGACCGCCATCCTCGCGCCTGGCCGTCACCGGTCCAGTAGAACGCGCGTGCACAGGTGCCCAGCATCGGCACCGACGAGAGCCCGTCGACGTACTGGCTCGCCGCTGGGACGACCGTGCACCCGAAACCGACGACGGTTCGCGCGATGCCGCACTTGTCGCCAAGGTCCGCGGCGGTCGCCTTCGGCAAGTAGACGCTCAGGTCTTCGGCCGGCGCCACCATGCGGAGCTCGCCGAGCTTGAGTGCGTTGGCCCGCGTGTTTCGAGAGTACGAAAGGTCCGGGACCAACCACTTGCCGCGAGCAGCGGTTCGCAAGTCCGAGAGCTCCGCGCGCAACTCTTCGACGAGCCGGTCGAGCTCGGAGGGGATTCGCGTCGGTTCGAGCCCGGCGAATCGCGGGAATGCGGCCGTCCTCACAGGTACCACCGCCGCATTTCTTTGACGCGACGCCGCTCCCCGCGAACGTCACGCCGCCCCGTCGCTCCCGCGCGCTGAAGATGGCGCGAGCGCTTGAGAATGTCTTCCATCACCTTGTCGCGTTCCATCTTCACGGAGGTGATGAGCTCGGGCTTTGCGTCGCGGTGCAGGAGCGCGTGATAGACGTCCCACGCAATCCACCACTCCCAGCCCGCTTTTCCGTCGAACGTATCGCCGTCGGCGGACATGTCGGGGTCAACCGGCAAGTACCAAACGGTGTACGGGTAAGCCGCCATCGGTGGCGGCAAGAGACAAAGCTTCACGTCGTTGTACATCGTGAAGGCGAGCGGGAATCCGTTCGAAAGCGAGCTCGAACCACCCACCGCGAACGGCGCCGGCTGGAAGCTGTTCCGCTCTTCGAATTCGCACGCCGCGAGCGAGACGATGCGCGCACTGATAGTCAGGTCGACGCCGTAGACGCGCACAACGGTCGGCGCAAAAGCCGTCATGTCGATTTCGTGGAACGCGTAGGGACTCGTCGGCCCCACGCCCGTCGTCCCGTTCTTCGAGACGAGGTAATACGGCAGACCAGCGTCGCTGATGGCCTCTCGGAAGCGCTGCTTCGAAAGGTTGATCTGAGTGTTCAGGTCCGCCGTCGTGTGACGAAGGGAAAGCCCGGACGTATCCGACACCCACTGCACAAGAGCGCGCAGATTGGCGAGCGTGATCGTCCGGGCCATCCGTTAGCCCTCCTCGTCGTAGCTTCGGTCACACGAGAGAATGGCGCGGTGAAGTGCCGCTTTCCTCTCATCTGCCGAAAGCGTGTCGTCGAGGAATTCGTCCGCCGCAGCGTCGAAGCCAGGCGGGAACGTGTCCGCCGTGTCCTCCTCGCCCTCGTCGGTTTCCTCGTCGTCCATGAGGCTCCCGCCGCGGTCGGAGTGAGGCCCTTTGTCCTCGTCTCCGATCGCGATCATGAGACCCACGGGGGCCTTTTTCTTGGCGGGAGCGGCCATCAGGTCAGCCTCGATTCCACGCGGATGTAGAGGAAAATCTGATCGGACGCGGCCGGATTGGTCGCCGTGCCGCCACCGTTACCGAGCTGGATTTGCGCGGTTCCGGCAGTGGCGCTCAGCGCCGTGAGGTACCAGGTCTTCACGGTCCCGGCCGGGCTGAGGACGATCGCGTAGACGCGCGCCTTCTGCCCTTTGGGGAACGTGATGTCGTAGAGCCCGGTACCGGCGTTCTTCGCTACGGTCAGGTTCGGGTCGTCGGTGTCTTGCGACCCGACCGCACCCGCGCCGCCCGTGATGGTCGTCACGTGCTCGTAGCAAAAGATTCCACGGCGACAGGACTGCTCATCCTGAAAGCCGTAGCTGTCCGCTGCATTCGCGGCCACGGCTTACACCGTCACCACGCCGTTGTACGACGGCGCGCGAGTGCTGAAGACCGGGAACGCGAGAATGCGGTGCTCGTACGTGTCCGCCGTCGCCAGGCGCAGCATCTGCAAGCCGTCGCCCTTGACCACGTCGGGGACGGGGCCGTAGGAACGCAGCTTCCAGGTGTCGAGCTTGAGCGCGTAGCACTTGTTGAGCGGGCAGAATCGGTCGCCGTACACCTCGACGTTTCGACCCGCCATCGCGAGCTGAAGCTTCGAGAAGTTGAACGTTCCGACCTTCCCGTCGATCGGCCGAGTCCCACGGGATTCCAGCGAATCCGCGAGGCTCTGCCACTTCTCCGGGTTCATGTAGATGTGGGTCGGTCCGGGGCCCTTCCAGCGCGAAATCATGCGCGTAGCGAGCTTCTTCACGCGCTGCTCGATACCGGCACCGCTGATGTCGCTCGCCGTGAGCCTGCATCCCGAGAGCAGGTCGTTCGTCGAACGGTTCACCGAATACCAAGAGTCCGTGCCGCCTGGCGCCGTTCCCGGAATCCAGCCGCCGAGACCCTTGAAGATCGGAGTTGCGCCGCTTCCGCCGAAGTCGCCGTCGCGGAAGAAGAACATCGTGCCGGACCACGAACCCGGGGTACCAGCGGAACCGCCGGAGGTCGTGGACACCGTGACAGTTCCGTTTTCGTGAGACAGCGCGATGACGTAACCCTGAGTGCCGGCACCCAAGAGGGTGTGCGCCACGTCGGAGCCGTCGTTCGCGGAGGCGACGAGCACCTGCCCGAGGAAGAAGTTCGACATCGCCTCGGGGTCGGTGAGCGTGATGACGCCGGTCGAGATGGTTCCCGTTCCGATCGCCATGCCGCCGTTCGAGTAGAGGTAGGACGCGAATGTGTCGGCGAAGCCCTCATACAGAAGGTCGATTTCAGTCGACTGATTCCGCAGGAAAGCCCCTTGGTCGTCGCGAGAAGCGCGAATGACCTTTTCGCCGATGTACACGGAGCCCGCGTAATCACCGAACGTGAGGTTCCACTTCTTGCCGATGACGTTCGCGCCGTCGCCGGTCTGCACCGCGCCCGCTTGAGCCTTGGCGCGCGTTGCACCCAAGCCCTGCGGGTTACCGATGATGATCGGCTCGACGAAAACGTCGCCGGAGACGCCCGGGTCTCGCGGCACCATCGCCCAGAGGGGACGGTCCGCAAGCGTGAGGTTTTCGATCTTGTCCTTGGTGTATCGTTCCTTCAGAAATGCATCGAACGTAGTGAGAGAGGAGGTCATTGGAGGCCCCTTGGAGGCCTCGGTTGCTCACCTACTCGGCGGCTGCGGCTCCGAGCTTCTTCGTGTATTTCGCGAAGAGCTCATCGTCCGTGAGTGCGCGTCCGGGCGGGCTGGCTTCCGTGGCTCCGCGTTGAGAGAGGTTGATTGGCCTCGCGGGGGATTTGCCTGCCCGGTCAGGACGCGCGGGTGTGTCGGCCCGGTCCGAGAGGTCGAGAATCGGGCCAAATTCGGCCTCGATTTCCTTCCTCACCATCTCAGCGGCTTTCGCCGCGGGAATCGTTACGCGTGAAGCGCGGTCGTAGTAGTGCTCTTGGATTTGCATCACGCGCTGAATGAAGCGCGGCTTCGTAGCCATCCGAGCAATCTTCGGATCGTCGCTTTCGGCGAGCTCCGACTTCACTTCGTTGTGCCACTGGATGCGCGCCTGCTGTTGGCGCTCTTGCTGCGCCCGCTGCTCGCGCTCCGTCTCGAAGCGCTTTCGCTCTTCGCGCTCCGCTTGGAGTTCCGCCTGGAGCTTCTCGATGCGCGGGTCCTTTGAGTGGAATTGCTTGAGCAGGCCGCGCTGGAACACTTCGACAGGGACGTCGAACGCGAGCTTCAGTGCATCCTCGTAGCGTCCCTCTTTGAACGCGTCGCGCGCCTGAGCCATCGGCGCGAAGTCCTTGGTCAGCTCCTGAGTTGCGTGAGCGAGCTTGGTCTCGTAAGCCTGGAGCTCGTTGCTTCGCGCGCGAAGCTTGCGCTTGGTCTCGGTCGTTTCCTCGCGGAACTCTGCCCAGCGCTTCGAATTGATCCCGAAGGCGGCCGGGGGCTTGCCGAAAGCCGCGAGAAACGCGCCTTCAATGTCCCCCGCCTCCAAGAGCTCTTGGTGGGATTTGCCCTCCCTCTCCGGGGCGGGAGACTCTTCCTCGGGGGAGGCGGACTCGGACTCGACTTCGGGAGCCGCTTCCGTTGCGGGCTCGACCGTTTCGGTCGCCTTGTTCGCCTTCGCCTTGCCCTTTTGCTTGCCGGCGCGCGCCGCTTTCTTCTCGTCCTCGGCTACCTTGGCCTTGGCTCGCTCGATTTGCTGAGAGAGCTCCATGTCGCGGTCGACCGGAGCGGGAGGCGCAGCAGGTTGCTCGACTGCGGCGGGAGCGGCCTGGGTTGCTTGGACGGGCGCGGCTTCTTCGGGAGGCATGTCAGTTCACCATCGTCGGGGCCGGAGCGCCCGGGTTGAGTCCCATTCCCGGCGGTGCGGTCATGGGAGACGGGCCGCCCTTTTGGACAGCCGCTTGCTGCGCCGCGATCTTTTGGATCTGCTGGTCGCACTGGCTCATGAAGGTCGTGAAGAACTCGAGATTCCAATCCGGAGCGCCTTCGAGCTCGGATTCCATGTAGGCCTTGGCGACCTGGAGAAGCGCCGCGGCATGGTCCATGAACGGAATGGGCGCGCGGTAGCGAAACGCCCCGGATTCCTGCCGTTCCGGCGTCGCATCGAGCCAACTCTCGATGTAGCGCTCGACGACACTGTATTGCGTGTTCTGCCGCTCGAGCTCGCCTTCGGTGTCCTTGAACTGGATGATCCGAAGAAACGAATCTTGGCTGATGATTCCCGAGTTGTAGAGGTCCTGCCCGAGCTGCAAGCGATCGGCTGGCGTGTTCACCAGGCCGTTCACCGAGTACGGCTGCATGACGTACATGTCTTCTTCGAGCGAGACATCGGACCACTTGAGCGACTCGAAGAACTTTCCACCGGGCCAGCTCACGGAGAGGTCCGGGTCGTCCTGTGCGAGCTCGCGCGTGCAGGCGATTTGATGCCGCGCCATCACGACGGACATCTGCCCCTCATACTCGCCGTACACGATCGAGAACCGTTCGGTCTGCATGTCGGCGAGCGTGCGGAGCGCAACACCTGACGTGACACCCGCTTCTTTGCGAGAGCTCGCCGAAGCTTCGGACATGCCGGTCAGCTCGAACGCCTTCTGGAAGTTGAGCTGAAGGAATTGCAGCGTGCTCGCGCTGTAGCCCTGCGGATTGATGATTTGCGGCGGGGCGGACGTCCCCTTCGAGTAGGCGATCTTGATCCCGATCTCGTTCGAGTTCAGTGCTGCTTCGTCGGGGATCGAGCCTTCCTCGTAGACGAGCGCGGCGTTCGTCATCAGTCGCTCGCCCTCACGCATTCGCTCGAGCGTGTAGTTCACCTCGTCGGAACAGGACTCGGCCTCCTCGACGAGCGACGTTGCACCCCAACCGAGCAGCTCCGGCGACCAGCGGAACACGATGAACGGCGGTTCCTTGCGGGTGTACTCGCGCTTGTAGAGGACCTTGCCCTTTACGCAGACGACATGAACGCCCGGCTTCTTCCCGACGGGCAGCCGCCAAGCTTCGTAGACCGTGCAGCTCAGCGCGAGCCGCTTGCCCGTGCCGTAGTTCTCGAGGTCCAGGTTCGGCGCTGCAAGGATCTCCGCCTTCGATTCGGGGAAGCGCTCCGCGAGAACGTCCTTGTCGTACTCGTAGCGGTGAAAGAAGTTGAGCGGGTCGCCTAGCTTCGCTTCGAACGGGTCTACGAGCAGCTCCCACGGAAGCACGCGCTCTTTCTTGACGATCTTCTCGTCCGCGTCGGCGAAGACTTTCATCACGCCGAGACCGAACACGCACGCATCGAGAAAGGCGCGAACGCCGAGTGCCCATGAGTCGCGATACGAGCCTTGCGGCTGCGCCATCTGCGCCTCCACGAACCGCTCGAGCTTCTTGCTGCGTCGCTTCGTCTGCCAATCAGCGTCGGAGCAAACGAACTGCGTCTTCGGTTTCTGCCGACCGACGATGCGCGCCGTGACGCTGCTCACGAGCGAGCGCGTGACGTTCCAATAAAGCTGCCCGTAGTCGTCGCCGGAGTAGACGCCCGAGTTCAAATATGCCGTTGGGTTCAGCGCTGGCAGGCGCCGCCCCTCGTACAGCGAAAGGCTCTTCAGGCACCGCGTCCGATACTCGGTCTGATCGTTCCAGAGGTGTTCGGCGACGGCCGCAACCTGGTCGGCTTGCGCCACACCAGAGAGCTCGGACCAGCGCTCATGGACCTGGAACTCGTTCACGCATGGTGAAAGTGAACGCCAAGTCCTGCCTAGAGAAGACTAGGGGTCTTTCGCTACGCGGCTTGCGGGAGCCAAATCGTCGGCTCTTCAGGAACCAAGACCAGGCCCACCGCGCCACCGTCTGGAGCTCTTCCGCGCGCGCTCCTGAGCCTCGCGCCGGATCTTGGCCCATGCGCGCTTCTCGGCTTCTGGGCTACCCGGCGCGGGCTCTTCTTCCTCGGGGCTGTAGAACGGGCGGAGCGCTCGAACGGCGTAGAGAAACGCATCCGCCGCATGGTCCTCGAACCGTTCGTCTGCCCCTTCCCGGGCTTCGTCCCACTGCAAGATTTGAATCTCGTCGACGAGCTCGCGGGCGTTCCACGGGTGAATCTTGATGACGCCCGAAAGTAAGTCGCCCGAGACGAGTTCCTGAAACCCGCGCTTCCGGGTCTTCTCGGCCGCCACGACCGGAATCCCGTAGCTCTTTCGCATCTCGTCCGCGTAGCCCTTGCCCAAGCCGCCCTCGTCCACCACGACCAGCGCGCGCGGAAACTCTCGAAGATAGCGCTCGACGTGCGCCGCGACCGCGGACGGGATGAGCCCCTCGCGCTTCTCGGCTCGGAGCACGTAGACCTCGGGGTGTCCGCGCCGGCAACACGCGACGACGAACGCCGTGGACTTCACGGATTCCGAAGCACCCAGGTCGACGCCGATCGCATACGTCCAGCCGTCGCCGCTCGGTAAATCCTGGAACGTGTTGATCTCGCCGCTGTACGGGTAGATGAGAGCACCCAGGTCGAGCACCCATTCACCGAGCCACTCACGGCGATACGTTGGGTGCGTCGCGTCCCAGCCGTTGCGCTTGAGCTTCTCGAGCAGCCACGCCTCGGCATGGGGGATGAACGGATTGTCGAGCACCGTCCATTCGTGCGTTGACCACTTCGCCCCGCCGTCGCCCGTCGTCGCCGCGTAGAAGTAGCCAGCCGGAACGGGGTGAGGCGTGCCGGTCAACGCGAGCTCGCCGCGCTTGTCCATCAGCGCCGGGTCGAGCGAGTCTTCGATCAGCGTTTCGAGGTAGCCGGGAAACTCCTGGGCTTCGTCGACCGCCGCGCGCCGGTACTTCGGGCCGCGAAACTTCCCGGTCTCCGCCTTGTTCTTGCAGCCAGCGAGCCACACGCTGTGTCCGTTCGGCAGTGTCCAATAGAGCTGCCCGTCCTGTTCACGCCAGCGCGCCCCGAGCTTGAATGCCTCGTTCAGCCCGTTGAATGCCGGCTCCATGATGCGCCGGGCGTCGCCTTTCGAGCGCGTGATGTACACGGACAGGCCGCCCGGGTCCGACTGTCCACCGAGCACGTACCACGACGCCAGGCCCCACGACTTGCCGGCGCGACGCGAGCATAGCCCGGCCTTGCGCACCGACTTGTCCTCGACGAAGGCGCGCTGCTTCGCGTGCAACCCAGCGAGCATGTCTCCGCTCGCCCCGGCTTTCTGCATGGTGCGCCGGTGGAGCTCGGCCAAAAGCTCATCGGCGCTGAATGTCACGCGGCCTTCCCGCCTCCCGACCATTGCCGGTCGCAGCCGAGAATCAACGCATCGTAGACGCGCCGGCTCACGTGCCAGCCGGACAGCAGTCGACCGGGCGGAATGAATACGACGTCAGGACCGCCCACCGACAGAAAGATGGGCGTCGAGAGCATGACGAACTGAGGGAAGACCACGCTACGTCACCGCGTGGACCATGCCGTGATGCACCTTCAGCGCATGCACCGAGTCGCACACCTTCTTGCACTTGCGGCACTTGATGGCGTCTCCCTCGATGAGACCGAACGGCGGGAGCTCGTCCTCTTTCGTGTCCTCGCGGAGCACTCCAGACGAAGCATGAACGCTCGTTCGCTTCGTGCCCTGCGTGATGACGTAGCAGCCGTTCACGAGTTTGATGTCATCGCAGTTCAGTCCGACCTTGAACTGCCGGGTTCCGTCGTCGCCGAGCGCGAACGTCAGGTCTAAGACTTTGGGCATGGTTCCTCCTCGGGTTCCGGATAGAGCTTCCGCAGCTCCTCGCGCGAGACCTCCGTGACCGGCATCATGAGCGGCTCCCACAGACCGAGCGCTTTGGCCGTAGTCTTGCTCATCCAGACGCGCGGCTGCTTTGCGCCCGGGTCGTACAGGCCGATGAGCCCATCGAACTCGCGAACCTCGCAGCCGTTGGGCCACTCGAGCGGATGCTTTCGCCAGTTCTCGCTCATCGCGTCGAGTGCCTGTTTGACTCGCTCGCCGTCGACGATGCCTGCAGCTTTGAGCAGCCTCTCATTCGCGGCGTGCCACGCGTCATTAGCCATTTTGTTTAGTTCCGACATTCGAGTCTCCTTCGGTTGGCGGCTGCTGGGCTTTGACCCATTCCTGCTCGACCGCATCGAGCGCCGCGATGTCATCGACCAGTTGCATCAGCTTGCTCGCCCCGTCCGTCGCGGGGTCGTAGCCGCGACGCTGCTGTTTCAGGAACGCGAGGAAGCCGTTCGGGTCCTTCGCGTAGGGCGTGTCTTTGATTTCGGCCATGAGCCGGTCGAACAGCTTGCGCCGCTCCTGTTCAATCTCGGCCGCCTCGGTCGCGAACTTGCGTCGCTTGGCGACGAGCGGCCACGCCTTGGCCTTGGCGCTGAGTTTCTTGAGCAGGCTCAAAGCGGCACCCGTTCCGCCTCTTCCAGGATCGGCATGCGTACGTCTGGCCCATACCCGTGAGCCGCGGCGTCCCACGCCTTGTGAGCGCGGCGCATCTCGATCGCACAGCGCAGCATCTCGGCGCGTTTCTCCGGACTGCACCGCTCGCGACGGACCTTTTCTTTCAGGTCCTCGATGTCGCGCGACTCGCCGGAGAGCACGGCTTCGAGGAGCCTTTTTTCGGCGTCGGTCATGGGCACTTCTCCAGGAGCTCTGGGACAATCCCGTTGTTTGGGTATCCGGGAACGTCGAACATAGGCGCCCCACCTTGCGCATCGGGGTATCCGAGGCCGAGCTCCCAAGAGACACCAATCAAATCCGGGAACATCGCATCCAACATTTCGGAGCGAACGATGCGAACCATGTCTCCCGCCGCAAGCTCATTCCCTTTCGAGTCTTTCACGGCTCCACCGTCACGCCTTCCTCGAGCACGCCTTCCAGCGCCCCGACTCGTAGCATTCGGAACCCGGCTCCTAGCTCCCAGCCCGGGTCAGCGTTGGCGCATAGCACGCGGGCTCCCGGCGAGACTTCTTTCAGCGCATCGGGCCCGCACGCCACGACTCGAGCCGCGCGCTTGCCCTGTGGCTTCCGGTTCTTGGGTAGCTCGATAATGCCCTTGTATTCGGCGTCAGGCTCGAGCTCGACGAGTACGTGGTCTTTCGTCGGGCGCACCTTGTCGACGAGTGACTGAAGTGGGAGCATCCCGACTTCGCGCGGGGTGGGGAATTCGGCACTCATGTTTCGTGTATCTCCTGGAGTTTCTTGATTTGAATCTTGAGAATCCGTTCACGGCAGTCGTCGCAGGCCGCGTCAGCGATCGTGTTAGTGAGCTCAGCGAGGCGCGTGTTCTTCTCGAGCACGCCGTCGAGTCGCGCTTTGGTTGCCATGTGCGCCTCGTGGGTTTCGCGTAGGGCTTTCGCGCGCTGCGCATCCGCCGAACTGAAGTACTTGCCCTTGCTGGAAACCTCGATCTCAGCGGCAAGCTGTTTTCGCTCCGCCGCGTCCACCTCGGCACGGAGCGCCCTGAGCTGCTTCTCGTGGAACCGACGCGAGACGGTCTTACTTTTCTTCTTCGCTGCCATTCGTTTCCTCCGCCGTCGCCTCGACCAGCGCCGGCATCTGAACCTTCACGCCCTGGGCTTCGAGCTGCGCCACAATCTCGGCGGTCGTCATCTCGGCGGGCGAGTGCACGTGGTGGTGTCGCTGAATCTTGAGACCGAGGAGCTCACCGGTTGCCTCGGCCGCTCGTAGCGCGGTGCGATGGTCGGGGCGGCGCACTTCGACCGGGACGCCATCGGAGAGCACCTCCTCGGTGCGCTCGAGTGCGTCTTGCCCGATGGCGCCGATGCGCATAATGAGTTCCGAGAGAAGCTGGTCACGCGACTTCGAAACGAGCTCGCGTTGGAACAGCCGACCCGCCTCGGCCGAGTAGGAACGAACCGCGGCCGGCGTGATTCCCCACACCTCGGCCAAGTCCTTGTCGGTGCGCCCCCGCACGTACCAGCCGCGGACCATCCAGCCGTAGCAAAGCTCGACCCGCTCCATGACAGTCCGAGCGTTGCCGGCCAAGTCGGTCTGCTCCTCCGTCAAGTTGCGCGCGCGCGCGGGAGTAATGCTCACCGATACCTCCCCGCCGCGGCATGAGCTCTTCGGGTGGTCATCGCTGGACCCTCAAGTCCCGCCCCTGTCGAAGCCGTCCGAGCTCGTTCGAAAACACCTCGAGGGTTCGCGCGTCCGTGCGTCTTCTGGGGGTGCCTGGGATGCTTCGGTCCAGGAGCAATTCATTGGCAAGGGTCCTCGCCTCGCGCCCGTAATCGCCCCTGAGCGCCGCCTCCGATTCGCGCATTCGAGCCTCGCGGAGAGCTAGCCCGCGTTGCCTTTCGCGCTCGGCTTCGTCGGCTGCGGAGCGCCCGCTGTACTCATATTCGACGGACTTCTCGTAAAGCTCGAACAGCCACTTGGCTACGCCTCGGTCCTCGATGGCTCGTAGCTTCTCGAGTCCCTGCAAGAGCTCGGAGCGAGCGTTCGGGTCGTACGGGTAATCGCGTTCAGAGTGCATCGCTGGTCTCCTCGGCAAGGGCTTCCCGGGCGCGTTTGATGGCCGCTGCGACGTCTTCGCTGAGCGGTCCCGGCTGCTCGCCCTGCAAGGCTCTCGCGACGACCTCGGGGCTCAGGCTGGCGAGTCCACGCTTGGCTCCGTCCTTGGTCCACCACCGCTCGTTGGTCACGACCTGAACGGCTCGGCACACGTCTGGCGCCGAGTACCCAGCGGCGAAAAGCACGACCAAAGCTTTCAGTCCTGGGTCATGCGAGTACCGCGCGAGTCGACGGTTTTGACCCGTGCAAACCACGAACTCCGACACGACTTCGGCCACCTCGGGCCAGGCTTCTGGGCGCAAAAACTCAGCGCGAAACGGGTCGTCCAGCACCATCGCCGAACGCTCCGCCAGCGGGATTCCCAGTGCTTGCTCAAGATTTCCTGGACTTGCCGCCGCTGGCGCCGTGCCCTTGGCGTTGGCGCGCGCGCTACCTGACAGGTCTTTAGGCACTACGTCAGCAGGTAAGATCTTGGTTGGGTTGGGATCGGGCCGGGCCGGGGGCGGCGTTACTAACGGTCTTGTAACGCCTGATGTAACGCTGTTACCGGTACGTTCTCGGTGCTTGGTGACACGGTCTCGCGTCGCGTTACGTCGCTCCTCAAGTGCGCTCCGGCTCGGTTGGTACTGTAAGTAGTCGTGCACCCTGTAGTCCCCGCTTTCCTCGCGCTCCCAGAGACCCGCTTTCACGAGCTCTTCCGCGTCGCGCTTCGTGCCTCCCAGCGCGCGCAAGATGGCGGCCGGTACCGCGCCGTCCGACTCCTGTTGGTTGCACCAGCACAGCGCCCATAGCCAAAGGCGCAGGGCGTTCCCGGGCAACCCTGCAAGCTTCGGGTGCGACCAGGCACGATCGTCGATGCGAACCCAGGCCATCAGCTTTGCTCCACTGGGCGCAGGTGATCACCAAAACGCACCGGCGCGCGCTCGTCCGGCATGTTTTTCGCTGGATTGGGTGATCGGCGAATCACTCTGCCGCCGCCTTTCGTGCCTTCTGCACCTTGTTCGAGAGCAGCGTCGAACAGCGCCGACTGTGCGTCGTGCGCCGCTTCCAGTCCGAGGGCTTCTCGTCGGGCCGAGGCCCGAGCATGGTCGTTCCGCAACCCAGGCACTTGCGCGGACCGGTGAGGTTTAGCGCGCGCCGCCGTCGATTGCGCTCGCGCTGTGCGTCGTCCGTTTTCATGCGGCCCTCGTGCGCGCGCGATACCTCGCGCTAGCCGTCACCATCTTGTTGAAGCGGACTATCGGGTTCACGGCGTTGAGGACCGTCGTCGGGTCTTTCCCGAACGCTCGGGCCACCTCGACATTGCTCCAGCCGTACCGCTCCTTGGCGGCGATGAACGCTTCGCGGCGGGCCTCCCAAACGTCGCGTTTGCGTGCGCGCCCCAGGATCGCCCCGGCGCACACTCGGTGTTTCGCAGCGAACTCCTCGGCCAGCGACTGCGCTACCGCTTCATGCGACGAGGCGAACCGGTGCTCTCTCCCTTCCTCCCTCGCGAGTTGCCGCGCCTCGGGTCCCCAGAGGTCAGCCATAGTCCCACTCCTCCAGCACCGCGTACAGCCGGGGGCCGAATCGGTAGACCTGAATGAGCCTGTACCGGTGCACGAATGGAGGTCGATTCGTGAACGGGCAGATGAGCCGGGCTTTACTCATACCTCACCATGCCTTTCGTGGCCTCGAGGGCTTCGGCGACGGACCGAACGACGCGGACCGGAACGCCGAGGCGCGCGGCCTTTTCGTGCCACTCGACTTGGCTCGGTCGTAGGTTCTCGCCAGGGTCCTTCACTTCGAGCCACCCGTAACGACCTGGGCCGATGATGAGCAGGTCCGGCGTTCCACGCTTCACTCCGCGCATGCGACGCGACGGGCTACCCGAGTTGATCCGCTCGACCCAGAGCCCCGACGCCTCGAGCGCCTCCCGAATCGACTTGGACAGGGCGGTTTCGCTCACGCGGCCACCCGACCCCTTCGAAACCAGAGACTGGCCTTTAGTCTAAAGCCCCGGATCTCTTGGCTGGCGTCAATTTCTGCGGCATTCCCCGAGAAATCGCGGGATTCGCCTGGCGGCTCGCCGTCTGAGCTCGAGTCTACAGACGTATCTTTGTCGCTGTTACCGTCGGTTGTCCTGGTTCGAGTCCAGGAGCTGGAGCCAACGTCAAGCGGCGAACCGTCGTCGCGGCTAACCGAGTCGTCAATCTCGAGGGGCAGATCGACCAGGGAGACGACCTTGCACAACTCGGCCCAGTCACGGGTCGTGTACCGGTCGATGATGGTGCCCTTCGGGTTGTGCGTGATGAGCTCGAGCACGTTCTTGTCCGCGCCGGCCCGGCGAGCGAGCGTGATGAACGTATGGCGGGTCGAGTGCAACGACCGGTTACCCACCGACGCAGCGACGCAGGACCTACGCCAGGCCTTGTAGGCGCTCGACTTGGTCAGGGCCGTATGCCCCTCGCCCGGGAAGATGAGGTTTCCCGGCGCCGGCTCGCGGCAGTAGAGGGCCTTCCAGTGCTCGCGCCAGGCTTCGAGCTGGAGCTTGAGCCACGGATGGACCGGGACGATCCTGGGGCGCTCCGTCTTCAGCGGCTGGCCGTCGTACTGGCGCTCGATGACCAGCGCCCCGAGCGGTTCCGCCGCCTGGTCCCAGTCACCCCAGCGGAGGCCGTTGATTTCGCCGCACCGTGCACCAGTGAAGAGCGCCACGGCGTTCCAGGTCGCTAGCCGGGCATCAGGTACCCCGAGGAGCGCCGTCGCCTCCTGGGCCGTGTAGGGCTGGCGCTTCGTCCCCGACCGTCGGAGCAGCCCGCGCGGGATGACGTAGGGGGTCTCGGAAATGGTCTCCCCGATGACAGCGTCCCGGAACAGCACGCGAAGGATGCCCATCACGAGGCTTACGGACTTCACGGCCAGATGGGTTTCGTTGAGCTCGCCGATGAGCCGGATGAGGTGCTTCGGGCGAATGTCCCCCATGGTCATCGTCGAGAGCCACGGACGGGAGAGCACGTGCTTTTCGAGAAGCCCCCGATCGTTGTCGGCGCTCCGGTTCGTGCGCTCGCGCAGCCAGTTCTCAGCGAACGCCGCGAAGCTCGCTCGCTCCGTGATGCGACCCGGACGAAACACCTTGTCGCGAACCTCCTTGCGTCGCTGTCGATCGAGCGTTTCGGCCTGGCGCCTATCCGTGCCGGACTTCTCCCAGTGCTGCGCCTTCCTTCCGTCGCGCTGGTACGAGGTGCAGACGAAGTACACGACGCGATGCTTTCGTTTTCGCGCAACGACGGCCATCAGCCTGGGTCCTTCCTGGTTTTCTTGAGAGACTGAATGGCCGTTTCCACGTCGGCGGCATCGAAACGAAAGATGCGCTTCCCGAGCTCGATGTAAGGAATCTTGCCGGCACGAGCGAGAGCGAGCACCGTCGGCCGGGTCACGCCGAGTTTCCTCGCTACGTCTTCGGGCTTGAGGTAGTCGCTCATCCTCTCCGCCTCGCGTTGCTCTGGATCGTGCCGTCGCCGTAGCCGTAGCCGTAGCCGTAGCCGTAGCCGTCGCCGGA